GAGACTAGAGAATGTGTATGGGAAACTATACTCTCTGCAAGACTTTCTCAAGCCAGAGAACTATAAGTCATATGATGAATTAAAATCTAAGATGAATAAAGTTTTGGGTATTGATGCAGGTGCGCCATCTATGGACATGCCAGCAATGAATGTAGTTAATGAAACCCCAATGACACAGACGGCCACAGCCGCTCCTGTTATGGATGATTTACCTACTGCTAGTGATGAAGATGATACGCTATCATACTTTGCAAAACTTGCTAAAGAAAACTAATAAAAGAGCATGGAGCGGGCGTCTAACCCGTTAAACCACGCCATTTTAGGGACTCTTCGGAGTCCCCTTTTTTTATATGTCATTAGAAAATAAATTATTATACAGCATCTCTAGTATTGCCAATGTTAATTATTGGGCGTTACCTAAGTGTGGTAACACTACTATCAAGTATAAATTATTAGAGAAGTATGAACCAGACGTGGTTTCATCCATGACCATTAATGGTATAGATGATTGGGTTCACGGATATAAGTTAATGGATTACATTACACCCTTTGATGCAATGTCAAATGGCAAGTATAACTTTACCTTTGTCAGAAACCCTATTGATAGATTCGTATCAATGTATAAGGATTTTTGTACTACAAGAAGTATAATTAAAGCAGTAGAAGGACTATCAATTGATGCATTTATAGATTACTTAGAGGTTGAATTAGAAGCTGAGATATGTGCTAATATCCACTTCAGGACTCAGCAGTATTTCTTAGAATATTTTAAAGGTGACATCTTTAATATAGACGATTACACCCAGAGTAAACTTAACCACAGAGCCAAATCAGTTGAACTAACCACACAACAATGTGAGAGAGTAGAACGACTATATATTAATGATTATAGGTATTTGGATAACGTAACTGATATAGAAAAGTTTATCTACTAGCGACAGATTCTCTAGTCTTATTAGGTTTCTGTGCCATCATATTATAGGTATTTCCACCCTGTACATTTGATGAATTATCTGCTACAGAATTAACAACCGGTGCTGCTGCACTAGCCGAATTTCTTAGTTCAACATTTTGGGCTGATACATTCATTAACTCGACACCCATAGATTGACTACTAGCCGATACGTCAGTACCACCAGAAGACATATTAAACGAACCTTGTAGTTTAGTAATACTATCAACGGCCGCATTGATATCACCATTCATATTCTTCAGGCCGACATATGTAACCTCATCAAAAGGCATCCAGCTATCAGAAGTACCACCATTTACTACTAACTCTAATGTTTTAGCAGCAGCAGTTAAATCAGTGGCAAACTTCTCAGCATTGAATTCTACTTTAGCAATAGTATTAAATCTTTCTAATACATCAGCGAATCTACCAAATGCTTCAGTACCCTTATCAATCTCTCCTGCTCTTTCACCGACCTTTAATGCAGATTCTATAGGTGAATCACCCCCAGCAAAGAAGTTTACTAAACTGTCACCTGCTTTAGCCAAAGAAGCAAAGAATGTTCCAGCTGCGAATGCCGCAAGGCCCGTACCTAGTAATGTTAAAGAACCTGCAGCCTTTGCCGATTTGGCTAGGGCGTCCTCTTCTGCGCCAATAGCAGTTAAGTTTTTAACATTCTTAACTACGGTTTCAGACCAACTAGTTCCGTCTGTAAATTTCTTTAATCCCTCATCAGCTCCAGCAAGAGCAGCATTAGTACCACCACCAATACTAAAAGCTAATAAACCTCCACCAAGTAAAGTCAAGGCTGCCGTAACTTCTGTTACATCACCGAATGATTGTTTACTAAGACCTAATAGGGTTTCAACATTATGTACTACTGCTTCTGCCCAACCAGTACCTGAGAATTTCTCCTGTGCTGCATCCATTCCAGTAACTAGTGCACCAGTGGCAGAACCTGCACTAAATGCAAGTAGTCCAAGTCCAAGAGCTGACATCGTTCCTACTATACTACCCACACCACTAGCTGAAGCAGTATCAATAGAGAGTAGTGTTTCTACGTTCTTTTTAACGTGACTGGCAAAACCATCACCACCACTAAAGTGATCTATGGCTTCATCCATACCTTTTACAGCTGCCCCAGTAGCAGAACCTGCACTGAAAGCGAGTAGACCAAGTCCTAAAGCTGCCATGGTAGCAGCAACACCAGTTACATTACCAACTGACATACCAGGTAGGTCAGCAATAGAGAGTAACTCCGATACATTATTTTTTATTTGGTCGGTCCAACCATTGGCTTCAAACTTGTCTATAGCAGCTTGACTTAAAGCGGCAGTAGCAGAACCAGCACTGAATACCATTAAACCTGCACCAATAGCGGCTAGGGTACCGAAGACCTTTGCAGCGGCACCTTCATCAGCATCTAATTTAGAAATTCCTAATAGGTCATCAACATTCTGGACTATTTTCTTGCCGTCCATATTCTCTATAGTGTCAATTAAGAAAGCACTAGAAGCGAATACAGCAGCAACACCTACGGCAGCTGCTCCAACTCCAAGTCCTGCACCACCTAGCATTTTTCCTAAACCACCCATCATGCCGCCAGCAGATGAACCACCACTTCCACCATTCTGTGGTATACCCGATGAACGCATTTCTTTTAATTCATCTCGGATTTCTTCAAAGATGCTCGACCTTTCTTTAGCGTTTTCTTTGTCGCCTAGTTTATTGGCATTCATTGTTTCAAAGAAATTATCAAATCCCACATTAACTCTATCACTCATATCCAAAGAAGCTTGTTGGATCTTTTTCATCTCCAATAAGTGCCTTCTAGTATTTCTACCATCACGCTCAATCTCTGATGTCGCCCGATTATTTTCGGACATCAGTTCAACCAGTTGTTCTAAACTGGCGCCTTTCTCTGGTGGTGTAGGGTTATCTTTCATGGGTTATTCCTATTTTTTAGTAAAGGCCTGTGCACCAAAGAATGCTGCTACAATACCTGCTACGGCTACAAAATATGTTGGTGCCATAGATCCGAGAGTTGACTGAGCTTCATTGAGTCCTGACCAACTTGCTATTACCACAGCAAATGGATATAGTAACATACCTAAGAGAGCAAACCATGCCATCTTTCTCTGAGCATCTCGCATAGCATCTTGGTCATCAAGTTCTTTTCTTTTGAATTCCAAGTACATATCATGCTCTTCTTTAGATACTTTACCATCACCATTAGTATCTGCTGGGTGAATTTTATTTTCTTCTGTCATTACATTCCTCTATATCCACTACTTTTGGATTTATGTTTTAAATTCTCTTCTTCGATATACTGTTTTAATAAAGCAACATATATCTGCCTCTCCCATGGTATCATACCCTCTAATTCACTTAAACCATAATTATGATGCTGCATTAATGCAAAGTTGGTTTGATAAAAGTTATCTAAACTTTCATGTGAGAGGCCTATGAAAAAAAACTATTAAGTCCTTTTAATTCCACCTCGTTATCCAACTTGCATTTAGTACATACAAACTTCGTATTATATGATACACTTGGGGTATCCTGGAAAAATGCTTGAACTAATTTAAATTGTTCTGAACTTAAACCTTCAATAAACTCTACCAAGTCTTCCCGTTTCTCTGTCTTTGCACTAAATACATTCTCGTCATCAAAGATAGTTTCTATACAATCTATTACTAGATCCATAATACCTTCAACCGATCCTAGAGTTTCAGGGTTTATATTAGAGATAACATCAACTGAAGGATATCGCATCTTAACGCCTACACCATTCGCATCTCCGAATAGTATAGTTCCATCTGATTCATGCTTACTAACAGTAATATCATCAATGTTAATTGACAATGGATTCATTGTTGTGCACTCTTCGCCTTTACACTTTACTTGTATTTTCATTTCTTCTCCAACTGATTTTGCTCTCAGCTGTAAGAATAACATTTCAATATCAAATACAGTTAATTCGTCTAATGAATCTAATTCAAAACAGGTCTGGATAATATCTCTTACTGATTGACTTATTTGCACAGGGTCATTGGACTCTAGTGCTATCATTAAAACTTTTTCTTCTTTGACCAAGTAAGGTCTCATATTCAACTTTTTCCCCGTACTCGGTAATTCAACCGTATAGCGAGGAACACTCATTTTTGGTAATGCCATTATAATCTCCTAAAATTATATAAGACCAGAGGGAATCGCGCTCCGTAATGCGGACATTGTCGAGGACAACGGACCTTCTGGTACATAGTTATCGTAACTAAATGTTACATTTATTTTCTGAACAGCACTTTCACTATTATTGTCCAGAGTAATTCCAGCTACAGTAGTAGGGAAGGCATTTTCTAACCTAACACCATATACTGGAATATTTTTTTCATTCAGTTGCTGTATAACAACATCTGTGGTGAAATCTTTTTTAAATTTTGCTCTATACGATTCTGTATCAAACACTTGTTCTAGCCAAGCATCAAATAGTGTTTTCATATAGTAGTCATTAGTAAGTAGAAAACTACACGTTACGTCTTCATTAATAAATGCGTAAGGTATTTTAACTGATTGCTTTTCTGCTATATAATCTACAGTAGTAATCTGACGACCGGGTAATGTTACATTCTCACATAACATAGAAATATCTCTTGGGTCATTAATCATAGATTTAAGACCACCTCCGGACGTAAGTGCGCCAATTAAACCTGTTGCACTTAATAGAGAACCTTGGGGTGGAGTAAAGATAACTTGAAATCTATTGGTCTTTGCAAGGCCTCCACGTTTTCCTATAGTACTTGTTAATTTATCTATGGACATTATTTGCCTCCTTGATAGACCTTTCTGGAATCTGCCCAGACTGATCTCGAGCTCTTCTTCTTAAATTGTTGTATTGGTAGATAGATTGCTGTCTCCCAGTCGGTCATAGGCACACGTGACATCTGTGACTTAACATGAGGCATTAAATATCTTTTAAAGCATGGCTCGAACTCTTTATACTTTCTAACACCCTGTAGCAAGTCATACGTTAATCTTGCTAAACGAGTATCGGGTTTTAAATCTTTAGGTGCAAGTTTAAATAATTCATTTAATAATCTTGCTCGTGCAACAGGGTTCACATAATGGAGATTTAATCCATAGAATCCGCCTGGCGCAGGCCCTACAATAATAGTTAATGGAAATTTGTCATAGTATGGTAGTGTTTCTTTTGTCTTAGGGTCATAGAAATACATTATCATATCACCCACACGAATTTTACTTTGCTTCTCTAATGCATCATCTTTAAGGATTTTAGTCCTAGAAGGTACAGCACCAGCAAGTTCTTTTACTTTATTAGCGAACCATTCTTCGGACTCTGGTGTCCTAGATCTGATTCCTGCTCGGAATGCGGCCGCACTTATTTTATCGAATATAGACATACTACTATTTATACTATCCCTTTATTAGTTTGATACCAAGATTAGTTAAAGTATCCTCTGTCCACACTTGAAATTTCCATCCCTTATGGTCAGCATATTGTTGTGCCGCTTCCCATTTGGATGTATTCTTAATGTAAGCAGTAACCTCATTAATATATCTTTTAGTTTTTCGAGTACCTTTTTTGGGTGGTTTAGTTTGGCTCTTCGGTTTAATTTCAATTAAGAGAACATCTCTGTTATCAAGTTCGATTAACAAGTCTACATAATACCTATGAAGTTTATTGTCTGTTTTACACTTATATGGGACAACAATCTCTTCGCTATTCCACTTCTTAACTCTAGGATTAGATTCACACCACTTAAATGCTTGTCTCTCCCATAGAGAACGATAAACGACCTTACTGGTATCACCCATGTACTTTCGTTTGTCTTTAATTGTATATTTCCCTTTGTAAGCCATTATAAATACCTTTATAGTAAATTATTATTTATAAGGGTAATATATATGGCTGAAGAAGAAGAAAAGAGAATAGTATTTCCAGCAAGGCTAAGGACAGAAGTCGATGGTGGTGCGGCCTTTGTAAGATTTAAAACAAAAAATGGTGATGATATTGGTTCTTCAGTGCATCTTTTTGTACCTCAAGGCTTCTCTATGCCAGATGCAGCTAACTACGGTACTATGGATCTGGGTATACTAGGGGGACTTGAATCTACAGGTGGTGACCTAACAACAGTCACCGAAGCAGATATTAAGGGCCAAGGAACTACTATTGGTGCCCTAGTAGGTTCATTCGTTAATGCTGGAGGATCGAGTGCTGCTCTTGGGGGTATGGCTGCATTACGTAAAGGACTTGCCTCTAACCCCTTCACTGAAACACAATATAATAATAGTAATATTAGGTCGTTCGGATTTACCTTTAAACTTATTTCTGAGAGTGCAGAAGAAGCAGACACTGCATTAGAAATTGAACATTATTTTAGAGAGAATATGTATCCAGAAAAGAGTGGAGCATTTACTTTAAAATATCCAAATAGATTTAGTATTGAGTTTTATAATGGTAGTGAAATAAATAAATACATGCCATTTATTAACGAATGTTATTTAGTATCACTTAATACTACATATAACGCAACGGGTAACGCATTTCATACCAAGGGGCAGCCGGTTGAAGTTGATATAGCACTTACCTTCCAAGAAACAAAGGCTCTTACTAGAACTGATTTATATGCTCCAGTTAGTGCAGAAGCAGAGGAGGCTGAATAATGGCATTCTTTAAATTATTCCCAAAGGTAGGATACGACCTTAATAATACAGGTGTTTTACAAAATATTGTTAATATCTATAGATCGGTTAGACCTCTACAAGAATTTATTGATGATATAACCACATATAAATTCTATGAAATAAAAAATGGAGAAAGGCCTGATATTGTTTCCCAAAGATTATATGGAACACCCGATTACTATTGGACATTTTTTATTGTAAACGAATATCTACACGACGGCCTTGCTTCTTGGCCTATGTCCCAAGAAGATTTACAAAGTTATATGTCTACGGAATATGATGGATATGCAATTACAACAAGACCTATTATTAGAAGAAACTCTGACTTACTTGTTACCGACCATGAAAATTCTTTATCCGGTAGATTTATATTAGGAGAAACACTTACTGGTTCGGGAAACAATGCAACAGGAACTCTTACTAAAAAAAATATAGACTTAAATCAATTAATTGTTCAGAATGTAACGGGTTCTTTTATTGGAGATCCAGATGCTACCCCTAATACAACAGAAGTTGTTACTGGTGGTACAAGTGAAGATTCGGTTAATACCCATAGAGTATACAAATATATAGATGCACCCTACTACTACTACCTTGAGAACGATGCAGACCAGAGAGTAAGTGATAATGGTGTACACATCCAGGGTGGCACTGCAGAAAGTGATCTAGCTTTTATTACTAATAGACAACACTTAGAAGAATCTAATGATGAAAGAGCAAAGCTGAGAGTTATTGATCCAGCATTTATTGATTCCTTTGTAGACAGATTTGAAGAACTTATAAATGAGTAGAAATACATCAAGATTAGCCGGCACTCTATCGGTATCACCGGGATCATTTATTCTTGCTAAGTGTGAACTTACAGCAACTAATGGTACTGTAATAGATATTAAACAATTAATTAGTGAAATTACCATCACAGAAAGTATTTACATGGCATCAATTGATGCCGATTTAATGATTATAGATGCGGTTAATCTATTAGAAGAATTAAAACTTAATGGTGATGAAAAGATTGAGCTTTTAATTAAAAGAAAAGAATTAGACACTAAAGATGATGAAAAACATAAACATACATTCTATATTTCAGAGATATTAGATTTTAGTAGAACTATTCCGGGTACAGCAACCTATACTATGCGATGTGTTTCAAAACATGCCTATATTAATAATACTCTTACATTAAATGAATCTAAACAAGGTACTATTGGAAAAATTATTAAGGACATCTGTATTTCTAATTTACGAATAAAAGCGGATGAGCTTGACATACAGGAAAGTACACATAAAAATATTAAATGTATCATACCTAAGTTAAGGCCAATAGCGGCTATTAAATGGTTAAATAGTAACGCGTATACTTCGGCTGGTGCTCCATTATATTTCTTTGAAACTTTAGCAGGTGGTGTTAAATATAAATCATATGAGGACTTTGCTGCAGGGAAAGATATTCCTACTTATAATCACACTCCCGTTTTAGATGCAGAAATAGGGAGTCCAGAATATTTTGCTATTGCGTCAAGAAGAGTTAGAAAAATATCTTCAGACTTTAATTTATCAAAGTATATTTCTATTAGTGAAGGTGCTTTTGCCTCTACTACTAGCTCTATTGATATATCCACCAAGGTTTATAAACCTAAAGCAAAAGAATTTAAATATGATGTGAAAAAGTTTAGTACTTTAAATACACATGCTCCATATCCGGTAAGAGCGAATAATGACCAGTATGGTGGTAAGGAAATTAATAATATAAAAACTGGCAAGAATTATTTTATATCCAGTAACTCTATGGCTTATGGAAGTAGTTCATTTAATTATCATGCTCCAGTCGAGGAAAATATTTCAGTCGGACAATCATATTTGTCAACCGAAGATACTTTAACACATGATATTGTTATTGCCGGTAATTTTAAATTAGAGTGTGGTGGTTTATTGGATCTTAAAGTTAATAAAACTAACCCATCAGATAATGAAGCACACTTAGATAAAATGCAATCAGGTAAATATTTAATATCATCTATTATACATAAATTTGGTAATGAGTATACACAACAGTTAGAAATAAAAACTAATTCTTTTGCATCTGAAATGGAAGATATATTAGAACTGGATGAAAAACCTAAAAAGGGAACAGAGGTAGTATCTACATGAAGTCAGATGAATTTATAGGCGGCCAGTTTGAATGGTTCACAGGTATTGTAAAAGATATTGATGACACTGATAATTTAAACAGAGTAAAGGTTCACTGTCTTGGTTTTTATGATAATGTTCCAACGGCTGACCTACCATGGGCAACAGTGGTCATGCCAGTTACCAATGCATCGATAAAAGGAAACGGTGGTAACCATCATTTAGAAGTTGGTTCATGGGTAGTAGGTTTCTTTAGAGATGGCCCGAGTGCACAAGACCCAATGGTGTTGGGTTCAGTCGCTACAAAAACAGATGGTGTACAAGATATTCCTACAGGTTCTTCTATTACTAATAAAGTTTATAATTCTAAAGCAGGACATAAAATAGAATTAGAAAATAAATCAGGAGATGAAACTATTACAGTTACACATGCTAAAGGTGCAGTAATAAAGATTGATAAAGATAATAACTTGTCTATTACAAATAGTGGCACTACTTCTATTAATTCAGCAGGTGCCATAACAATAACATCTGCCATTAAGACTACGATTGTATAATGGCAGCCCCTGCACTTACATTACCTCCGTTTGAATGTGAAGCTACTTTATTACCGAAACCAGCAAATCTTTCTAACTTTTTTGGTGGACTTGCAGCATACCCAGAAAAATTAAAAGCATTAGCAGTTACTACAGCAAAAGACGAGGCGGCAGAATATATTAAAATAGCAGAAGATATACAAGCACAGTTGGATAGTATAAGACCATTACTTGATAAGTATGATCCAAAGAATGTAAAGTTTAGGTCACCAGAAAAAGAATGGGATATTATGGTAACTCGGTTAACTACCGAATATCCGATGTATGTACAGACTGAAATTCTAGCATTGATTAAAACTTTAGTACCGATTGATTTTAATATTACTGTTATGGGCATTACTTTTGATATAGTAGAAGTGTTTACCGATCCATCATCTATAAAAGAATCTATAAAAGAAGAAGCGGATAGACTGTATGAAATGTTACCAGATGCATATAAGAACTATGAAAAGTTTGAAACAAAGGAATTAAAAGCAGATGCAGTGTGGAATTATATTAGAACAGAAATGAAAAAGAAAATGAATCTGTTAATGCATGGCGGATTCGGTGCTCTTATTAGTGCCTTTCAGGAGATATGGGATACATTAGGATTACCTGCTCTACCAGCTCTACAAGTAATTGATGTAGAAGCATTAGTAAGAGATAAGACTGCTGCAGAACTTAAAGCAGTATCAGTCTTTGGGTTTACTTTAGAAGATTTATTAGGGGGTGAAATAACTAATAATCTACAGATAGATGACTACGATAAAGAAAGATTAAAAGAAAAGGCCAGACAATTTGCAGAAGAGTGGCAAACATATTTACTTAAAGAGTGGATGCAGATTGTAACTAAATTCTTTTCAGCTATAGGACTAGGTGCATTAACACAATGGACTTCATTTAATTTTTGTCAATTCTTAACACTAATAGGGTTTAACCCAATAACAATAACTCTACCAACGTCTGTATCTACAGTAGCTGCTAGTGCAGGAGTAACTTTACCAACACTATCGGTGGTAAGTAACGATACTTCGGGTTTATATCAATTCACTACAGCATCAAATGTAACAGAATATAGTCCAGCAAGGGATTTACCCATTACTGGTGACCCAACTGTACTTTTGGATAATGTTGTACTTACAGAGACAGATGATTATGTATGGAATAATGCAGAAATCAGTCTAGTTTCTTCTCCATTGTCCGATAAGAAATTACTAATCATTCAATAAAAGGGTATAAATACTACTATGGCAAGTTCAACAAAAATACTATCAGACAGAAGTATATCTGGAGATATATCTAAAGCACAGATTACATCCCGAAAAA